TTAAGGCCTCCGCGTACTCTTCCTGGACGAAGTCAACATACGGCTCCAGGGTTGTGATCATCTCGGCCACACTTCCGCCCAGTTCCGGGTGTTCTCCGTAGAACTTCGTGATCTTGCCCTTGTGTGCAGCTGAGACCTTCTGCGTCTTGATCAGCTGCTCTGCAGCATCGTGGGCCAGTGTTCCCTCGTCCGCGTAGATCGAAGACGATGCAGGGAACTGCTCGGAGATCTTCACCGATCCGGGGCAGTTCATCCATCTGTGGGCCCCGCTGCTATTCAGTTTTGCGTGTTTGGTTGGTGCTGCCATCAGATACCCTCCGCGTCTGTGTAGAACTCGTCCAGCTTGTCCGGGTGCTTCTCGATGAGCTCGGAGAGCTTCTCGACTCCGTACTTGCCGAACAGTTCCTTGACCTCTGCCTTCTTGCCTGCTTTGAGCTTCTCGGACAGGAGCACCTTGACCTGGCTCTCTGTCACTTTCTTGCCAGCTCCGGCTGTGTAGTCAGGAGCGTGTTCAATGCTCTCTTCAGGTGCCTCTTTTTCTTCGGTTTTTGCCTCTTCCTGAGGCTTTTCTGTCTTAGATGATGACTTCTTCGCCTCTTCCTTTTTGGCCTTCTTTTCGGCCTCTTCTTTCGCTTCTGCGGCGTTGATGATCTCGGTGGTCTTCTTGGCCGACTCGTTCAGCTCCTCCTTCGTGAGGGGCTTCTTCTCTTCTGTGAGGCCAGCGATCCAGACACGGCTCGCGAACTCATTGACCTCTTCTAAGTTGTTAAAAGTCACTGTTATTTGCATTTTGCGGTTCCTCCTTTTCTCATTTAGCCTGTGACTTGTGGAACATGTTCTTCAGTCCTGCCAGGATGCCCTGGCTCTTCTTGGCCGATCTTACTGCGGCATAGGCAGCCGACTGTCTTGCAAAACTTCCGGCCATCACTGCCTGCTGCTGATAGCTTCTGTGGCTACGCTGTGCGTGTTTTATTCGTCCAGCCATGTGCAACTCCTCCCTTCTTCATGGTCTTGTGTTATGTAGAACGCCAGGTCGCAGATGTTCAGAGCGTACTCGCTCGGCGAGTGCTCCAGCTTCTTGTAGGCCTCGGCGTTACTATCGCCGTTGTATGTCATAAGCACCCAGTACGGGTCGTTGTAAGTGTCAAAGAGCTCCCTCAGATAGTCCGCGGCCACTGCCATGCTGCCGTCCACCGTCCAGAGGTCGTCGTTCGTAAGATCCAGCCGCTCAAGTCTGTCCTGGTGCCATTTTGGTGAGACCTGCATCAGTCCGATGCAGCCACCGTTCTCGGCGTCTTCATTGAACCGGCTCTCATGCCAGGCGATCGCTTCCAGGAACTCCGGAGCGATCTGATAAACTTCGCCCCAGTATCGTGCGGCCTCTTCTACTTCGTTCGGGATGTACTCGTCATCGAGCACCTGGTGAACTATCACGACGTCGGTCTGTTTTGTCTCAGCTGCCTCGATTGCTTCCCAGCGTGCCGCTTCTGCCTCGACTTCTGCCTTGTAGGCTCTGTCGGCTTCTATCTGTTCAAGGACCCATTCCTTCTCGATGGCTCGCCTCTCGGCTTGTTCTTTTTGGTATGCCGGACCGAGAAAAACGGCTCCGACCAGTGCGATCACTGTGCCCAGGATGAAACTGTTGGCCAGCGTCTTCGGGTCTTCTCTTCTCATGGGCTCACCCTCTTCCTGGCCACTTCGATGCACGCCTTCGTGAAGCGTTCCTTGTAGCCGTCCGTGTATGTGACCTTGACCTTGATCTCCCTCTTTTTCATCACTGTGCCTCCTCGATCGTGTAACTGCAGCAGAGCTCGTCTGCCCACTCCTGAGCTTCTCGCAGGCTCTCAAAGTCCTGCGGAAGTATGTCCGGATCCTCCGGGAAAACTGTCCAGAATGTTCTCATCCTTGGCCTCCCTTCCGGAGCTCGTCCGCTTCATCCAGGAGCTTCTGCAGCTGTCCGCGTGTCCGTCCGATCGCTTCCTTGAGCTCGAAGTTCCTGCTTGCGGTGGCCTGCATGTCCTTGAAGATCCTGATGCCGAACTCATTGAAGAGCCAGGCGACCTGTGCCTTGCCTTTGGTGTTGCTGATGCAAGGATGCCAGGTGTAGACGTATTCGATCAGGTTGTAGTCTTCATCGCTGACCTTCACGTCCATCGGATTGAGTTCTCTGAGGCATGCCTCAAACTCGTGCTTCATCATCTCGATCACCTCCTCAGTCGATGCAGCGCATGATGTCTCGGATCATGGCTGTGCCGGAGTCCATTGAGACGTTGACCTTCTGGAAGCCGTTCTCCCACTGGATGGTCACGAGCTCGTCGTTGTTGTCCAGGATCTCGTACTTGAGAGCCACAAGATCGTGGTGGTTCCTGGTGGCCTGCAGGGTCTTGCAGAGCAGGTCGCAGATGTTCTGTTTGTCTTCGTGTTGGATTGTGTTCATGATTGTGTTGTCGCTCCTTCCTTTTTGCCGGCGTTCCCGCGCCGTTTGTATACTAACTGCTTACTTCTTTAGTAAAAAAAATTTGCTCGACGGTCGTGCCGAAGAACTCCGCCAGCGCGATCTTCACGTCGTCGCCCGGAACCTTCTGGCCGCTCTCGTAGTACGAGATGGACATCGGCGTGACTCCTACTGCGTCGGCGACTTCCTTCTGAGGTCTGTCGCCTCTGAGTTCTCGGAGCCTTCTGCCGATCGCCTCGGTGTCCATGCTCTGCATCCTCTCACCTCCTTTTGTAAACTTAAAGTGTACTTGATTATAATAAACCGCCAGTTTATAATTGTCAATAGAAAAATAAATTTTTAGTTTATTTCAGGAGGAGGTGCCCAAAATGGCAGAATTTAAGGATCGCGTCAAAGCTCTCCGTGAAGAAAAGGACATCACGCAGGACCAGCTTGCCGAGCGCCTCGGTGTCACGAAGATGGCGATCTCCGGATATGAGAACGGGAAGAGGAAGCCCCGCTTCGATATGCTCGACAACCTGGCCGACGTACTCGATGTTGACATAAACTACCTGACTGGAGCTTCAGACGTTCGCAAGCCCTACCCCAGAATGACAGAGGAAGAGAAGGACCGGATCGGAGCTGACCTGGTCAATGTTGACATATCCGTCGAGGAGCTTGATCTGGTGAACGCATACAGAAGTCTGGACGAGTACGCAAAGAAGATCATCCGACTGACCGCTCACCTGGATGAATAAAAGAAGGGCGCCGACTGCGGGAACAGCCGACGCCCAGGAGCGAGAACACTGCAAGAAGTGTCTCTACACGTGCACATTATAGCACATTTTTGGCAGTGTTTTCCACAATATCCACATTTATAGGAGGACACTGCCTTGAATTTTGGAATTTACACAAGGAAGTCATACTTCACGGACACATCGGACTCCGTGAAGATGCAGCTGGAGACCTGCGAGGAATACATCCGCAGGATCTTCGACCAGGTGGACAGCATCACGCCATACGAGGATGACGGCTTCGTCAGGTCGGACATCGATCGCCCGGCCATGAACCAGCTGCGGGAGGATGTAGCGGACGGCCTGATCGACTGCGTGGTGATCTACCGCATCGATCGCGTCTGCTCCGACATGATGGACTTCTGCACCTTCTACACCTTCCTGAAGGAGAAGGGCGTCAAGTTCGTCACCGTCAAGGACGGGATCGACACGACCACACCGATCGGCGAGGCCATGATGTACCTGGCCGTGATCTTCTCAGGCCTGGAGATCGGGAACGACGCCCTCAGGATCCGGGACAACTTGAACCACCTCGCAGCGAGGGGCTTCTGGTGTGGTGGGTCTGCTCCCTTCGGGTATGACATCATAGAAGTCGGCACCGGAGGATCCAAAAAGCACAAGACCATCGTCAAGAACGAAGAGCAGCATGAAGAGAAGGAGCACCTGATCGACATCCTGCTGGATAACAACTTCACGCTCCAGCAGATGGAGACCTACTGCAGGCAGCAGGGCATAAAGAGCCAGAACGGGAAGTTCCTCTCGACCACTCAGCTCCATCAGATCTTCAAGAGCCCGTACTGCTGCCCGGACTCCGCTGAGATATATGACTATTATGAGAAGAAGGGCTGCATCATAGACGAAGGAAGTCCCCGGGAGCTGTGGGACGGCAAGCACGGCGTCATGGTATATGGCCGGACGAAGGAGATCCGGGTGAACCACAAAAAGAAGCACGTCCAGGCTCCTCCCGAGGAGTGGCGTGTCTCTATAGGCTACCATGAGCCGACCATATCTGCAGAGAGGTGGCTGCAGGTGCAGGATCACTTCGGGAAGAATAAGTTCGAGAAGAAAAAGAAGCACGAGACCACACTCCTGAAGGGTGTGCTCCGATGTAAATGTGGCCGCCTGATGACCTTGGCCAGGAAGTCACGAGCTGACGGTTCCGTCGGTACGTGGTACCACTGCCCGAGACGAGAACGGGCCGGAGTTGAGGCATGTGACTGTAAAGCGATCAAGGCGGAGCTCCTGGATGAGGAAGTGCTGAAGATCTTCCGGGCCATCGAGCACGATCCGGAAGTCCTGAAGAAGTACATCAGGGAAGAAAAGAAGACCACCGACTCCGGTGACAAGATAAAAAAGAAAATAGCAGAGACCGAGAAGAAGATCGGGAAGCTGACCAGCGCGCTGGCCACATCAGCAAAAAGCTCCGCGGCGAAGTACATCATCGCGGAGATTGAAGACCTCGATGTTGAGCTCATGAGATTAAAAAGAGAAGAAGCTGCAGCTCTGCAGGAAAAAAGACGGAACGCCCAGAGCCTTCAAAGTGCCGAAAATAAGCGCAAGACCATTATGGAGCTTTTGGCCAACTTTGACAGTTTTACCATGGACGAGAAGAACGAGATCGCGAAGTCCGTCATCCGCGAGGCCACCTGGGACAGCGAGACCCTTTTTATTATGCTCTGATGTTCTCGTTTTTATCCTGCGCCCTTCGCGTCTCAGGATAAAAACGAGAAAAAGACCGACTCCTCAAAGTTGAGGAGTCGGTCTTCTTTTAGTCTCTGCCCTGCATATAGAGTCCTGCAGAGTATATTGCATATATTCCCATCATCGCGAGGGTGATCCCGGTGCCGAGGATCACGAACATGATCAAGGCTATGATCAGCCCGATCATTTGACGTATAAATTGCCGTTGTGGTATGCGGCGATCCATCCGGAAGGGCACCGGATCCAGATGTTCGCTCCGATCTGCTTCACTTCCAGACAAGTGACGACTGTCCCCTTGTCCAGGAAGCCGTCCCTGTCCTTGTCGTGCTTTCGACCGTCGGCCGTGAGCTCGTTGTGTCTCTTCCAGCCATAATTGAGCCCAGGGCCTTTTCTGACCTTCATCTCAGCCTGCAGTGTGTAAGTCTTGCCGACGAGATAGTTCAGGACAGTCTGGGGAACTGTCGGAGCTTCGGCCGGAGCAGTGGCCGGAGTGCTCTCAAAATTATCCCAGGCTGTCAGGTTGTAGTTGTTGACGATCTTCATGAGAGTGTTCACGTAGGTCGAGCTGGTCGCATACCCGTCGGCCTTCAGCATCTCAGCATACTGCTGGGGCGTTGTGGCCGTTTTCAGGTTAGCGTAGCGGCTCCAGTTTATGAAGTCATAATACCCGGCCACGCCTTCCTCCACGCTGTCATATACCCGGAAATTGTCCCGGATGCTCGTGAGCTGTCCGGGTGTGTACTCTTCCTTGGTGGCCATGTTCACGCTCTTGCCCTTCCATGCGGATCCGCACTTCATCCCGAAGTAGTTGTGGTACTTATAGCCGAGCGAGCTGGTGCCGAAGGCACTCTCACAGCAGGCCTGCGCGATGACTGTGCTGGCTATCTTGTAGCCGCAGTTCTTCGCATACTTCTGGATGATGGGAGCGATCTGAGCGATAAAAGTGGCGACCTGTGCTGCAGTTGCCCTTAGTCATCGCCTCCCTTCACTAATGTGGTGATGTTCTTGTTACTTTCCAGCTGCTTGTTGAGCCAGATGAGTGCTTCGTCCACCCACATCGAGAACTCAGCGAAGGGAACAAGACGGACAAGCCAGGGGAACTTCTCCACGGCCATGTCGTACACCATGCGCAGCTTGAGCTGGCCGGTGCCGCTTCCCAGTTCCTTTTCTGCCTGCGTGACGGCCCACTTGAGCCACTCCTGGAGGTTCTCAAGCTGTTGCTCCGTAGGGAGCCCCAAAAACCTCCTCACAGCGTAGATCAGGGCACCGATGACGGCGCCTGCTGTCACGATTAAATACCAGTTATTGATTAGCCATTCCATTGATCAGGATCCTCCTCTCCGTTTATTTTTTCGCCCTGCCCCCACTTGTTGAGGTTTTCCGCTTTGGCCTTCCAGTAGTAGAAGCCGTGACTGGTCGCAGACAGTCCGAAGACTGCCGGGATCAGATAGATCAGCGGCTCAGCGGTCTGCAGAATGAAGACAGCCACGATGGTGCTCACAAGCACCACCGCAGCCATCACATCCGAGACGATCAGGAGCAGTTTTGACGTCTCGATCTTTTTCTTTTTTCTTCTTCGTATCATTGTTTCTTCTCCAGGTCCTCGATCCTGTGGTTCGCGACCTTGATTTGTTCTTCCTGGACGGCTGTGAGCTCTTCGAGCTTGTAGGTCCGCTCGATGACGTTGTTGTGCTTCTCGACGCGCTCCGAGAGAGTCTGGAGACGCTGATCGAGGAGCGCCGTCTGTTTGTCGAGCTGTGCTTCCAGCTTCATGGCCTGGCGGTTCTGAGTGATCAGACAGACCACGATGGCCGCAGCCGCGCTTATAATAGCAGAGATTATCGTTTCCCTTAGGCCGCCCTCCTTAATTCTCAGGATAAGGCAAGCCAGTGATGAGGGTGTACTCTTCCTTGGTGATCTTGCCGGTTCTTACGAAGACAGCGACGTCCTCATCTGTGTATAAGCCCTTGTCGTAGTATCTCTTGACTGTTTTGTAGTATACGCTCATGTTATACCTCCTCTTTTTCGGTGTTTAATAGGATCAGTCCGAGAGTGTCGTCCTGCTCCGCCTGCGTGTCTTCAATTTTTGCCTGGCTCAGCATGAGCATGGCGTTCGCGTCATCGATCGCTTCCTGCTGTTCGAGCAGTGCCGCGTATGTCGGCGTGTTGTACTCTTCCTGCAGAGCTTCGTAGACGTCGGACGAGATCATCCTGCTCTCACATACCCAGCCGGGATCGTCCGCACCTTCCATCTCAGGAGCGTCTTTGATGTTCCTGCGCTGGATGTAGGTGTCGGCGTTAAGCTGAGCAAACTGTTCCGGATAGGGTCCGGAGCCCATCTCTGTGGTCCATGGTGTTTTCATGTGCCGCCTCCTTCTGTGCTTTGCTTATTATTCCTTTTAACACTTTAACGTTCACACAGGGCTCGATGTAGGTCTTCCAGACCAGTGACGTCGAGGTGTGCTTGAACCATCCGATCCTGGACATCATCGAGAGCGCCTGACGTGTTGCGATCTTCTTGGTGCGCTTTAGACGTCCGGCGAAGCGTGTCGCCCGGATCATGATCTTCTTCCTGAGCACGGTCCTGTCTCTGCGGAACACGAAGCCCATGAAGTCGATCGCTCTGCCGATGAGCTCTCCGGTCTTTTTCCGGAAGATGAAGCGGCAGATCTGGAAGTTTCCCTTCAAGCGGAGCCGGATCTTGCCGAGCTCCTGTCGTATGATGCCCAAAACGCG